ACCCGTACCTTGTTCAATAGCGGTTTGAAATCCCGGCATTCCTAAAATATCTTCACGGGTAAGGGGTGTGGTCAATCCGGGCAGCAGTTCCCCAATTCGAGTTAATGCACCGTAGCCAGCTTCACGATAAGGCTTTTGTTGCAAGTTCTGGATGTCGAACATCTCTTTTTGGATGTCCGCTGCATATCGTGCGGCCTCAGATTGCATTTCGCCGCCTCGTTCGGCGGCTCGCGCTTGTTGGCTTGAACCGATTAAATTGGCACCAGCGCTTAAAGCTAAGGCTACGCCTATTGGGATCATCGCATTAACTCCTTAATAACTTTTGTTGCTTTCAATTGTCTTACGAATTCAGCAAACATCAAAACGTACCCCCACCGATGCCGTTCAAAGCGGTCAGCAGGGTAAACGTGCCTGCTGCTGGCGTGATGTTGCCGATCACCGTGTTGTTAATCGCGCCACCGTTAATAATCTGGTACTCCACCGTGCTGCTAATTACGTTCGGGTTTTGCAGCCAAATAATCCACTCACGCGATGGTCGGCCTGTGGCCGGTTCAATAAACGGGCTGGTCGGAAACCGAATATTGGTAAGCGCGACCATTAGTTATCGCCTGCCGATGCCTTCAGATTCGCCGACACAATTACAGCTTTCACCGGATCAGTAATTGCCACCTCAAAAATACGATCCCGCGACCAGCCCAACCGCCGCCAAATCGCACGGTTAACGTAATTGCCCTCACGACCCATGCTGACCCAATGCTCGTTTGACCAAGTGCTGCCGCCATCATTTGACCAGCGCAGCATGGCCTGTGGGTCTTGGCCCTGCCCGTTAGTCAGGCCAACACCGGGCTGGAACTGAATCTGGAATTCTTCAAAATACTGCCGCTGCAAATCCGTGGTCAGGTGCGGCGCTCTGCGCAGCCTGCGGATTGGGTTGCCAGCATCGGTATATGTGTCAAAGTCGAGGCTGTAAATCTTGCCGTTTTCGTAATCGCCGACCAAATTTTTATTGGCGAACGCGATGCAATTTTGCCCTCTGTGGCGCTTATAAACAGCGTTCGGCGCATCCCACCACAGCCATTTAAACCATTGGCCGGTCGCCAAGTCATAAGCCCATGTCAGATCAATTGACGGGAAAGTAATCACATAGATTTCGTGGCCTTCGATCTGGAACGACCATGCCCTTGCGTCCGACACATCCACGCCGACCAGACTATTTTCGACCGCATGGGTCGATAGACGTTGAAACTCGTAGCCCTTCATTTGGCCGATGGTCGCGGTTCCCAGCGTATCCCGCGCCAGAAACATGAACGTTTCGGCAAAGCGGACAATCGAAAACGGCGCACCGCAGCCATTTTGTGAACTGGTGCCGGACACCCGTTGAAATGGAAACGTAATGATGTTGGGTATCTGACTGCCGACATCGATCCAGACTTCGGTCGTGACCTCGCCCAGCAGATAAACCTGACGGTGGTCGATAATCAGCGCCACCAGCTTGTCCGGCGACCCATCCTTAGCCCCGTACAGCCCTGTGGTGGACAGCGGCGACCCCAAGTCAGTTACAGCCCAATTCTGCGTTCCCGGCTCGTTGTAGGCCACATAGTTGTCCACCGTATCGACGGTGTTTGCGCCCTGCCAATCGCCATCAGTTGATGGCAGCGTCACAAACGTATTAGTCGCCACGACGTAATAATACCGATTGACCCCATCGACCAGATACGCGGTCAGCCCTTGCGTGGTCATCACGTTGTCGGTAATCGACACCGGGCCAGAACTGGTGGTCAGAGTACCGACTTGAATATAGGCAAGGCTTGTATCAATTCGGTAAACCGCACCGCCACAAACGGCGATGGCGTATTGCAATCCAGATAACGCCCTCATGCCACGCACTTCGGCAGCATTTGGGAAAGTAATTTCAGTTACTAAGCCGGGTGTTGGGTACAGCGCGACAATACCGCGCTCACCCGGTTGCTTGGTCGGGTCAATCTCTGGATAAAAGTTAATGCACTCCTGATCGTTCTGATAGATCGACCGGGTGGTGTATGACGCGCCGACAAAACCGAAATCTGGCATTTAGTTGAATCCTCCGTCGAGGATGAAGGCCGCATCCTTTGGCCTGCCGGTCATTAATACGTCTGGATACCTGCTGACCTGCGGTGGCTTCATGTTAGTGCGCTTAATCGTGGCCTTTGCCTGCGCAGCGTAAGCGGTCAACTGCGCCACAGCGGTTTGATTAATCTTGCCGTACATCGGCATCATCCTCTCAGCCAAGCACCAGCGCAACGCCATGTTGTAACCCTGTGGGAACTGCATATCGCCATATAGATCGCCAAAATCGCGGAATATCGTGCTGGTAAACAAGTGCATTTCGCCTTGTGCTGGGTTAGGCCACAGATAGATCGTTCCCAGCAGCTCGGATGGCTGGTAATACAGCGACTTCGGCCACGGGCCGTTTAGGGTCTTGAGGCCAATAGATTCGTATTCCTCAAGGCTTAGAATCGCAATTGGATAATCTAAACCGCCGCCATAGATCGGCACTCCGTTCGACGTTGTCGTTACGCGCACAAACGCGCTTTCAATCGTTAAGGGGCGCTGATAGAACGAATCAATAATCTGGCTTACTACCGGCGTGGTATGCGCCCGACTGACCGTATAAGTGCCGCCTTCGTTGACGTTGCCACCCGCGCCAGTTCCAAAGCCGACAATAGTGGTGCCAGATAAGACACCGCTACCAGTTAGGGTCATGCCGATAGTAATCGCGCCCTTCGTCACCCCATCGTTGGGTACAGTCAGGGTTGTGCCTGAAATAGACCCAACAAACCTTGCCGATACATTACCCGACGGGCCGATGGTGTATTGCACCTGATTTTGAACGCAGGGAAACACGATTTCGGTGCGATAAAACACCATCATGTTTTCATTTGACCATTGCGCCAGCATATCGTTTAACAGGTCTAACCCATCTTGCGCTTCAGCTGCGGTCGGGTTTTCGCCAGCCGCCAACGCGCCTATATCTTTCATGGCGCGGCTTATGATGTCATAGGGCGTAGTCATTAAATTTCCTATTTTGTAAAATGCTATTTAACAATTAACAGCATCAGCAAATTCAGGCAATGTTTTAATGTATTCGTAGGCTTGTTTGATTGGATTTTCGCCACTCATGTCGTACGCAAAAGCAAATTCATTTTTGTAAAAGGAATGCTCTTTGCTGTCATTGGTAAACCCATGAACCACAGCAATAGCGCCGTTTTTACCCAATTCTTTCACCGACACAACTTGGTAGTATGCGTTTTTCGTTGAAAGCCCCATTATTTCAGTAGATTTTTGAAGCGCCATAATTTTTTCCTTTATACAAATCTGATTCCGTAAACGCTGCCATTGGTTGTTGAATTATTTACTCGAACAATTAAACCAGCACGATCAGCCAAACCCGATGCGTTTGTTAATGTAATTTTGTAAGAATTTCGCGTCAAAGCTGTAAATGTAATGTCGCAATATGCGTTACGAATATCTGTATCCACAAGAACAAAACTCATAGATACTCCGTTATCCGATGCCGTTCTTCGATATTTTAAATAACCATTTATCCCTGCTCCGCGATTTTCTACAAGCTCAACTTCTACAAAACTTGATCCATTGCCATTAAGTTCAATAGTGCAAACATCAAAAGGCGTTAATCCAGAAATACTGCTGTAATGAAATCCTCGCGTAACGTCTTGAAAACGTTCCCATTGAGAATAATTGTTTGATACGCTGTTATAAGGGTAAAGTCCGGGTTGTCTTGCAACTGCCGTGTTAGCCGCAACATTTGGCCCATAAACTGAAAAAACATTTAGACTAACTTGCGATGGAACGCCAATCGAAATGCCGCCCTGCGCTTGTGGAAATAATACAGAGCCTTCTTGCAGCCAAGAATTTGGGCTAAAAACTATGCCACCAGTCGGAGCTAATCCAGCTGGCGTATAACGTGGATTGATCCAAGTGTTTTGTGAGCCAGTTCCTTCTCGACCATAGTAATCACGCGCAATTTCAATCCATGCATTAATAAATGTGTTGTAAAGAGCAACATCGTTTACAAATTCGAATCCCGTGCCAACTTGTTCAGCATCGAATTGGTCAAACGTACAATGACGCATCCAACCGGTAATGCTTGATGCAACATACAATCCTGTCGCGTAATTACTTAAAATATTTCCGCTGGTTGCAAGACATTTAAAATTACACAACCAAATAACATTTTGTGACCCAAGATTAAATATTGCTTCACGAAATGCACAACCATAAGTACTGCCATAAGCAATAACATTGCGCCATTCAGACGCAACACCAGAGTTATATTCGATTCCAATGGCACCCCCTCGACACGTTACATAATTTAAATGCGTTCCAAGATTATTTATTCGCAACGCTATAGTTCCCGCAGCAGCAACAATTTGCAAATTATTGAGTTGAGAAAAGCGACTGCTGTTGTCATTTGCAACGTGTTGAAAATCAATTCCAACTGCGCCACTTGTGTTTAAAATTGTGCCGCCATAATGATCGCCACTTACAATAACTTGTTTATTGGGCATCGAAATTGATGTTATTTTGTATGTGCCCGATGGAATATAAATGTTGTTGCCAGCGGCTAATGCATTATTAAGTGCTGTAGTGCTATCTGCCACTCCTGTCGGGTCTGCGCCAAAATCAAGCACATTGATTGGCGCACCTTTAATCATCGAATATGAAACTTTGGTTAAACTCATGGCAATTTCCTAAATTTAGTATTGCTTAATTTGCAGTATTCTGTAATTTTTCAATTTTTATATTTAATTCATCAATTGTTTTTTGCTGCTGCTGTAATGCTTTTAACATTACTGGAACGAGCTTGCTGTACTGGATACCGCGCAGTTCTTGCTTACCGTTAATTTCATCATAAAAACACAAGTCGGGACGTATCTGCTCAACATCTTCAGCAATCATGCCGTACTGGATGTTCCCATCAATTTCGTCGGTATAATTGCCGTTTTCGTCTTTTTTAAGGTAATTGAAAGAAACTGGGTTGAGTTGATATAGCCATGACGTATCAACTAAGTCTTGAATGTTGGTTTTGCTTGCCTGTAATGACGACACATAACCAATAACACCAGCGTTATCTACAAATAGATCGCGGTTTGTTGCGCCAACCGTAGTTGAATAAGTAGGAACAGAAACTAAACCGCCGCTTGTCAACGATAGAATCGTAGTTCCGCTTGCTAATGGATTTGTGTTTACTGCCGAACTAATTACAAAATCTAATCTTGCAAGTGTTGATGGTGCGTTTGCAATAGCCCATTGTCTAGATGCGCCTGAAGCATTGTCGCCAAAATGAATGGATGAGCAAGTTGTTCCAGAGCTACCTTCACCTTTAATAGAAATTGCGTTTGCGTAAGTTGACGTAATTGCTACATTACCTGCTGATCCAAATTGACTTAATCCCAAAACGCCAAAAAGTTCGCCATTGTTATTTGACGAATATCCGACCATAAATCGCCGACTGGAATCAATTGTTGCTGCTTGGCTTCCATTGGTACTAAACGAAAGCGTGTTTGCCGATGGCAAATACATCCCATTGCCGGTTGCCGTGCCGCCTGTTGGAATAAACTTTGTTGCTGACGCTGTGCCAGTTGTGGCGAAATTTGTGCCATCAAATGTTAATCCGGCACTCGTTGCTATTGTCGTAGTGCCAGACGCATATAAAATTCTGTTTGCCGTGTAAGAAGCTAATCCTGTACCGCCATTCCCAACAGGTAATGTTCCCGTAACGCCGTTGCTTAAATCAACTTGCGCCCATGCTGGATTATTGTTTGTACCTGTGTTCGATAAATATCGCGTGGCCGTTGTGTTTTTTGCCAACGCAGTTAAAGTCGTTCCGCTGTTGTAATACAGCAAATCACCTTGCGCATACGATGTCAGACCTGTGCCGCCAGCTGTAGTCGGAACAACTTTCCAGCCGATAACTTGGATGGCATTAGCATTGTCTTTATAAAACAATTTTCCATCGGTGATGTTAATTGCTAGTTCCGATCCCAACGTGCTGTTGGTTAAACTGCCAGCAACAGGCGCAGCTGCGGCTGTGCTGCTGCTGTAAATTAGGATTGGGGTGTAACCAGTTTGCGCCATAGTTATACCTGCGCTTCAATAATTGACGTTGCGGGTGGCGCTTGTGTAAACACAATGTTGCCGCCCGTTATTGAATAAGTGTTTCTGTTTTGGTAAACGCCGTTAATATAAATGTTGTAAACCGAAGTGGCCCCGACTGGCAAAGCAAACGAAACTGTTGATCCGTTGCCTGTGTAATTCTGTACATTGGCACCATTAAATACGCCACCAATGTTGTCGTAAGAGCCGATTAAAACACCGGCTGAATCTTTAACAACAAATTTGTATGAAGTGTTAAATAAAAGCCAGATTTCACCAGAAGGAATTCGGCCTGCAGCGTCTAAAACGATTGGATTTGTATGCGCTATATTTCCGGCGCTGGTTGTATATGTTGCTGCGTTAGTTGTTGTGCCAGCCAAATAAGTGTTAATTGTGCCGCCAGCCAAAGGAGTTCCGTTATCGTCAAATAACTGACCACCAACGCCAACAAAAGGAGATAGAACTACTGCGGCCATAATTTAATCCTCGAATTTTGGGGTAAACACGGGCGGTGCCCACGGCAGCGACATCGGTAGCTGCGCAGCCAGATTATCCATTTGCTCGGCCAGCCGACCCTCAATGTCAGCTTGGCCCTTAATCCAATCCACCACCATTTCCTCGGTCACATCGGCAATTGGGGTAACGAGCTGCGGGTCTTTGAAAAACCAAGTGCCTTCGGTGTCCACAATCCCGCTGCGATTAATGGCGCGGCAATAGTATTTCGCGGCAGTAATCAGCCCGTCATCGACCTGAACGCCCTCAATTTTCCATTCATAGTTCAAAATGCACCCCCGCCAATACCGCCCGTGACCGTCATTGCGCCGCTGCTTGGATTGAATTTCAGTTTAGTGCTGGTCACCTTTGCAGGCAAGTTGCCAGTTGAGTTTGTGACCCACACCGGGAAATAGTCTGCATTGGTGCTGGTGTCATCGGTAATTGCGATGTTGTTGGCGTTGGTTGCGGTTCCCGCAGTCGTGGCTGACCCAGCCGACCCGTCAATGCTGACCCCGGTTAGGCTTTGGCTGGCGCTGCTGCGGTTTAATGCAATTGAAGTCGTGCCAATAAACAGGCTGGAATTGCCTAAAACGCCCGACGGAATCGTGCCGGATAGTTGACCCGCTGGTAGGCTGGTTAGATTCGCGCCCGATCCGCTAAACCCTGTGGCGGTCAGAATGCCGGTCGATGGGTTGAATTGATACTTGGTTGACGCTGAAAACAGCGTTGTTATGTCGCCGCTGGTTTGATTCGCAAACAACGGATAGCGCGTCGCGTTGGTCGTGGTGTCATCCGTGACCGTCGCGTAAGCCACAGGCGTAACCCACGATGGGGCGCTGGTGCCGTTGCTTTGCAAAACCTTGCCAGCATCCCCTGCCACCGAACCAAGAAACGCAGTTGCCCCAGCCCCAGACTGGTACGGAATACTTGCAGCCGCGCCGCCTGCCAAGTTCGTTGCGGTTACTGCACTTGTTGCGTTTGTTGCGTTTCCGACTGTGATCGACGACGGATTTGTCCATGTCGGCGCAGACGCGCCAGCGGTCAGAATATAGGTTGATGTGCCTAAATTCAGGAATGTGGTCGCCCCAGCGCCCGTTTGATACGGCAGCGCCCCAGTTGTACCACCCGCAAGATTTGTTGCGGTGCCTGCCGTGGTCGCCGATCCTGCGCTGCCTGCTGTTGCCGCATAGCTAACCGACAGGCCGCTGGCTGGCGCATTCGTCCAGTATTGCCCTGTGCCGTTGTATTGCAGCACATCCAGATTATTAAGCGTTCCGAATTGCACGTTGCCATCCGTACCGCCCAACACCGACCCGTAGGTAGGCCGCACAAACAAAATGCCGTTGCTCGTACCAACGTTGACGACCGAAGCCACCAGCACAATTGCGTTGGGAACCGCTGGCTTGATTTTGGTTAGGCCACCCGTGACCGCCGGGTTGTAGTACAGCTCATCGCCTTGCACCCAATTTTCAACGCCGCCCGTGGTGTTTAGGTTCTTCACCTCACCAAACGACACGACAAAAATCCAGTCGTTGTTATTGCCAGTTTCAGCCGCCAAACCCAGTACATACTGCGCTTGGTCTTTGGTCAGGCCAGTTGCGGCTTTACCAATTAAGCCGCCCGACGCGCCCAGAGTACCGGCAAACGATACGACTTGCCCTTTGGTAATCGCGCCCTGACACTTAATCCGGTAGAACTGTTCTTCACCAATTTTCTGAACTAGGTTACCGTTCATTTGGAACGCTAACGTTTGAAACTGGTCGGTGCTGTCGTAGTAAATGCGCCCTGTCGCGTTGGTCGGCAACGGGTTTTGCGTGGTGTTGAACTGAATGTATGTCGGGCTGGCAATCGACCCGGCAATCGCCGACATACTGGTGATGTCGTTGTTTGCGCCTAATACCGCAGCCGACAAATTTAGTCGAGCGTTTGCAGCATCCGATGCGCCGGTGCCACCATGCGCCACGCCAACGTCGGAACCCTCCCAAACACCTGTGCCAATCGTGCCAAGCGTGGTGATGCTGGTTTGCCCTGCGTAGGTCGTGGAAATGCGCAGGCCGCTTGAGCTGGCATCCAAAGTGGTGCCGTTTAGCTTGACCGAAAACTGATTTGAGATCAGTTGCAGGCCATTTCCTGCTGTGTACGTTCCCGCGCCGCTAAATTGCGTCCACGGCATATTGGTCACGCCAATCGTGCCAGTCGATCCAGCGGTCGTCACCCAGCCGGTCGCCGATAAAGTCGCGCCGTCCTCAATAAACGTGAACGCGCCCGGCACTTCCGACCAGTTATTTAAGTCGCTAGTGCGTGTCCAGCCGGTCGAACTGGCCGCATAAATGCCATTTTCAGCCTGATTGGTCTGGTTTTTGACCAGAATCCGGCTTCCCGCAGTCAGCGTCGAAGGCCAATCGCCACCCGCCTGCGTACCCAGCCCCGACAGCGTGATGTTGTTAGTCGTGGTGTACAAACACGACGCTTTGATGTCCAAACCCTGCGCAACTGAGTCAACGTAGGCTTTATTGGCGACATCTTGATCGGCAGTCGGGGTGGCTGCGACCTGCGCAGTCGTGAAATACGCCGCAGCAGGCGTAATCCCGCCAATAACAGACGAATCAATCGTGCTGTTGGTAATCGTTAAACCCGATTGAACCGGGTTAATTGGCGGTAAAAACGGTGTGCCAGCAGGCCCGATAAACGTAATTAAATCGAACGTCGGTTCAGGCTGAAATAAGCCCTGAACTGGGACAATGTTCGTGGTTTGCTGGCTGGCGACTTGATTCGCCATCACTTACCCAGCCGAAACAGGCGTTACATACACATCGCCAGCCGCAGAGCTGCCGATAATCGATACAAAAAAGTTATTGCGCGGCGCTGGAATGACCATCGGATAGATCATATTTGGCGGCAAAACGACACCCGGCGTAGTCGCGGTGGTTAGCGGCACAACAGGGGTCGGCGTGGTGCCTGAAGTCGAACCCAAACTGACGGAAACGGTCGCAGCGCCGACGTTCAGAAGCGCCACATAGTTGTTTTCGACGTTGGTGTTCGGGGTAATTTGCAGCGGCGTTGATGCGGCTGCGGGAACCGTGATGCGGGTGGTCGGGCCGTTGGGTCTAAAACTTGGCAGCATGGCTGGGCCTTTCATCAATTTGATAAGAAAAAGCCACCCCATCAGGGGCGGCTTCTTCGGTGACTATTCCATTCTGATTAAGGCAAGAAAGTCAGGTCGTACCCATAAATGTACACATCGGCGGTTGCTGCTGCGCCCTGTGCAGTCGTGCAGCGAATGTACAGATTGTCGCCGGTAAGCGAGTCTGTATCGCTGGCAGCAGTTACGACCACCTTGTCGCTGGCCGAGTTGCCGGTCAGCGCATAAGCGGTTTTAACTGCCACGCCTGTCGCGCCGGGGCCGCTGTAAACAGCGAGTTGGGCGGTGGTCAGGTTGACGCTGGCATTTGCCACGATGATGTCCTGAACGCTGTACGACGAACTGTTGACGACCGCTGCAACGGTGTCAGCAACCGAGTTCAGGTTCACACCCTGCGCACTAGCCAGCAGGCGGTATGCCTGGTTGGTGGCTAGATTCGAAGGGTGGTTAGTTTGGGTACTTGCTGGGCCGGGGTTTGCCATGATTAGTTCCTTTCAATGGTTAGGCTGCAACACGGCAGGCGAGTTCTTGGTACAGCGGTGCCCAGCCATACAAGACATCAAGACGGGTCGGGATCGAATCGTTGTTGATCGTGTACTGACGAACAACACGAATCGACAGGCCTAGCTCTTTGTCCGATGCGCGGCCAGCAAAGTGAACGCCGTCAGGCAGCTCAAGATCAGCGGTCGCAAGCGTAAACGCATTGCGGTGCATGATGATGTTCTGTGGCGATACGGTGCCGGTTGCCGATGTGCCGATAGAGAACGGGGTCACAGTCGCGGTAGCCGAAGTGGTTGGAATGGTCACGTTCTGGAACTGACCGCCGGTGATGATCGCCGGAACAACAGTCACAGAAATGGTGGACGAACCCGAACCAGTTACGGTGTTCTGAACCACAAAATTGCGTGGCTTGTTCGAACCATATGCCTGACGGTTCTGCGGGTTGACCGCAAACACGTTAGCAATCTGAATCACATCGCCTTGACGCAGGGTCAGGCCAGCGCTGTGGGTCAGAGTGATGGTCGAGGATGATGCCCAGCCGGTCGCAATACCAATGCTTTGGGTATTAGCGGTCAGGGTGCCAGCGGTTGAAGTCCACGCGCCAAACGTCTGCGCGACCACGTTCTGATCCATCTTCCAGTTCATACCGCCCGAATCACGGCCCATCAGACCCTTTTGGTACTGATCCGATACAGCGGACTGTGGGTTGAACAAACCTTTCAGGCTGTCAACGATGGTGGCCGAAGTAAATGGCTCGATGATGCAAGAACGACGGCCATCACGGGGTGCGCCTTCGCTGTCCAGATACGCTTGGGCAGTCAGGTAAGTGATAAGGCCAGTCGGCGGGGTGCCAGCGGTGCCAACGATGTTAGCGGTGCTGTTCTTAGCCATTGTCAGGCCGTCGAAGTCGATCTTGTTGGCAATAGCCGCCACAGCAGGCTTCAGCACACGGTCGCTAAACATATCAAGCGACAGGGCCAAATCTTGCGTGGTGAACTGGGTGTCAACGTGGAACTGAGTCGACAAGGTAACTGGGATGCTGGTTTCGTTGAAATCTTCAACGTTCAGCGCTGGGCCAGTTGTACCAATGAAACGACCCGGACGGCGAACGTTCAGGGTGTTACCGATTTTTGCGCCT